AACCGGGAAGGTGCAATCGGCGAAAGGCAGCGCGGTGAAGTCGGCGATCAGGTCAGGGGAGATCACCAGTTTCCGACCATCGCACAGGGTGTGGCTCTCGCTGCGCTTATCGCTGAATACGGCGCGCTCGTCTTTCTTGTCGAACCAGAACATGCGGGAACCGCAGCACATATCCAGAATGCTTTTGCCTTCGAGGCTCAGTTCATTTGCTGGCATCACGCACCTCCCACACGACGAAACTCGATAACCCACACCCAGGGGTTGGCGTTCCAGCTATCAACGCCGTAGATTGATGACCACAGCCGCGCAAATACGTCAGCTACACAGTCGCCACTCTTCATGTCGGAGATGCTGCAGCCTTCGCTAATCGCGTCGCCATCGCTGATATCGTTCAGCCGTTCAACACGCACGGCGGTGATTTCCAGCGTGATTCTGCTGGCCCAGCGCGGCATGTGGATTGATGGGCGCCATGCGCCTTCGTATTGGGTGTCTCGATCAGGTATCGACCACAGTCCGTAGTTCCCCGGCTCTTGCCAGCACGACGCTTTATAAATCCGCGCCGCATGCTTCTCATCGCCCTTAATCAGGTTTCCGTCCCAATCGATAGGACAGCCGTCGTCGTTGCCGAGAATGGAGAATGTTTCGCGCACCCACATCCGATCGCCTACCCGGCCTAATGGGCATAAACCATGCCCCAGCGCATCCATGACATGCGTGTAAATCCCGTCTTTGGTTTTGGTCGGCTTCTGCAGTGGAATGCAGTTATCGGGGCTGACATTGGCAATAACACGCCGCGTCTGGGTCTTACGGCCGTCGAGAATTGCGCGAACCATCTCGCCGTTGAAAATCACTGGGCACTCTTTCATTTGGCCTCCGGATGCTTTTCGTCGCCTTCGAATTTAGTCCCACAGAGAGGGCAGTAGCTCATCATGCAAAGGTGATCTGCTTTGGTCTGGTTTGCTGCCAGTCCGCCGCCCTTGCGCTTGCGGTAGTAGCGGAATTTAAAATTCATCGCCACCGGGGAATGATCGCCACCGCTGAAGTTGTAGAGCGAGTGCTCGAACCCAGCCTCTTCAATCTCTCCAAGGGCATCGCCGACCTTTTCGGAAATGCGTTCCTTGAACAGCGTGGCTGTTTTTTCAAAGCAATTACAGGCCATGTTATTTACCCTCCCGCAGCTCGGTAGCGAATGATTCCAAGCATCGGATCTGGTTTCGAATGAGCGCAGATGTCATACCAAAGGCGTGAGTATCAGGATGCATGTCGGCGAGCTCTCTTTTCTTTCTGCCGATAAGCAGCTCAATAGCCTCAACCTTTGCTCGCGCTTGGATAGCTGCAAGTGCGGCGTCAGTGGCTGGGGTTTCGGAGTTGAACAGCTCATCATTGGCAATCATCGCCACTACTCCGGCTTGTCCTTTGTCGGTTACATCCACATGTTCCAAAATTACGGAAAGCGCGTGCTTAAAGCCTGCATTCTCCACAGCCAGCGCATTAACTCGATCTGCCAGCGCATCGCGCTCAGCCTTCAGTGCGATCACTTCCTGCTGGTGGGCATCAAATCGAACATATTCACCGTGTTCAGCTTCACGCGCGAAAGCCTCAAAGCGCACTGCGTGCATTTTGTAGTCAGGGGTAAACCGCTGGATGGTTGTCATTCGTCGTCTCCCAGCACCCAGCGGAGCGCCTGAGCGTAATCACCGCTCGCACCCTCAAGGGCTTTCGTGATTTCTTTTCGGGACTTCATGCGGGGTTTGGCATCGCCAATCACCTGGCGCTGCCGGCGTGCCTTTTCATGGCCTTTGGTGCCGGCAGTTGCCGCTTCAACCTCTTTCACTTTTTCGCGCTGTTCGTCGGGTGTGAGGTTCGCCAGCTGCCGCGCCTGGGTAACAGTAATGTCGCCAGATTCAACCGCATCTTTAACGGCCTGAGTGGCATCGAGCAGGGCGAGTGTGGCACGGATCGTCTGCACACCGACGCCAAACATCAGCGCTAAATCTTTTTCGTCGTGGCCCCGCGTCAGCGCATCAGCCATTTTCTTGGCACGGCCCAGCGGCGTATCGGCCTGAAAGATTTCATTGGCACTAATCATCACTTCAGCAACGCTAAACGGCGAGCCGCGTCTGACCACTGCCGGCACAAGAGGTTTTTTGCCTTCTTCCCGCAGACGTTTATTTGCTTCGAGGGTGTTTTTAACCCGCTGGCGACCTTCAACTACGCATGAGCGGCCTGTTTCTGGGTCTTTCCAGATAATGATCGGCTCCAGCACCCCCAACTTCATGATGCTAAGCACAGTCGGCTCATGGAGAGGAAGGTGGATGCGTTCGTCGTAAAGCGGGTGCGTTTTATCAGACACCAGGTGCAGATTTTCCGGCTCGAACATCAGCACGTTGGTTTTACCGCTGGCGCCGTAGGCTTCCTTTGAGTTTTTGGCCATGCATCAACTCCAGACCGCGCCGGCAGTCAGCAGGCACAGGGTAAAAATGAGAAGGTAGAAAAGGTGTTTGCCGTGGTGGCGTTTAGGGGCGAAATCGCCCCCGGTCAGGTCGTACTTGTGCTGAATACGGGCGTTGAGGCTTACCATGTTGGCCTCCGCTGCTGAGCGTGAAAACGGCGCTGCAGTGTTCTGATGTTCTGGCGGACGACGTACACCGGCGCGCAGGTATCGGAACAGACGAGGATTCGGACGGCTTTATATCTGCCGTCCTCGTAGCGTTGAATGCTTACGGACTGTTTGGCTACGTCGCGGGTTTTCCCGCAATGCTCACAGCGTTGGGTAGTGGTTTGCATAACATGTCCTCTCAATGAAATTCACATGGGTAAAGGCGCTGCCTTGTTGGGATCCGCGCTCGCTTTCGCTACGGTTCCGGCACTTCCGGAGCGGTGGGCAGCGCCTTTACTGATGTGAAAAAAAGAGCCCCGGCGAGCGGGGCGAAGGATGTGACAAGGGAAGTGGTACTGAGCAGGCTTGTGATTTCTCACGCACCTGGTGGCGCATCGAACCGGGGCTTTATACTGTGCAGGTTAAAAGGTGAACCGGAACGATACGCCACCAGATAGGTGAGGTATTGGGCTGACCACTCATGAGGTAGGATCCTTCACCGCTTCCAGAATTTAAGGAATCGGGCGAGTGGTCAGCCCAATACGCCGGCATTAACCGGCGATGATAAAGCCGACTACTGTCCAGCAGGCGGCGCATAAGACAAACACGCCCAGCCAGACTTTTTCATTGAATGTCATGATTGCCTCAGTGCGCCCCGTAGGGCGCGGTGGGTGTCAGTCGATTAGCGGGGTTCAATTAGTTGCGTTACTCTGTCATTGCCTTGGAAATTCCATTCTCTGCCAGGGCCGAAGTAGCCCGGTTCAATTCTGCCGGATACCCATTCAGCAATATTTGCCGCTACATCTTTTCCGTCAGTTCCCGCCCCGGGGAAACTGAGTACTTTTATCACTTTAAAGACCGCACCATGCGCGTGAACAATGTCACCGATAATAACTTCTGTGTTTAAAACTCTTTGTAATTCCATCATTTTACCCTTTGTAGCCCCGCCGCTTTGGCTGTCGGTACTACGCCAAATCCCGGAACAAACAAAATCGGTGAAATGTTGCTGGTTAACTATGGTTTGTCCTGCAGTCAGCATGTCAGGGTGGGCTGTTTGATAGTCAGCTTTCCGATCAGCAATGAACGAAACCATGTCAGCGCCACGACGATTCACATTAAAGTTTCCTGTGTGAACCAACATCGCCGCAAAACGTTGCTGAACGTTGAATTCAACAGCCGTTTCATATGCGTCTTTACTGAATTTCTCGTTAGTCATCGTGTAACCCTCTGCTGTTAGTCGGCCATCTGACGAGCAAACCAGCGTTGCGCGCCTGTTTCGGTTTTAAAATCCCGGCTCTTGGTGAACGTCATCGCGGTAAACGTGCCGTCGCCGTTTGGGAAAACGCCGGTCTTTACTGTTTCGTTGTTGCCCATATCGTGAGAAGTGTTCATCGCTAATCCTCAGTGGTTTTATGCCTACCGCCCCAAACTGGCAGCGGCAGGGTAAATCCACTCGTCGTTTTAAGCTGCTTGTGCGTTCGCCGGGCGCTAACCGGTTACTTAGTGATGCTTTACGCCTCCTTTCCCTCACTGCGTCGCCGTGGGAACCCGACCTGTAACACCGTCGTCGCGTGGCTGGCCTGCTAGGCCATGAGCCGCTTATCTGTTACATAATCCATTCCTCCAGTTGTCTGCCTGTTCACGTTGCTGGGTCAGGCTCCCGCGCTTATGTCCCCTTGCACCCGTCATAGCCGAAGCTGATAAGAGCAAGCGGGGTTAAAAGTCATTTCGTCATCCAGTCCTGTCCGCTGCATGCCGTTAGTGCCATACCCCCGTAAGGGCTGGGGACTGCCGGGTACTGAGTTGTGCAGATCTCTCTGCTCAGTGCTGGGTGACTAAACCTGATTGTTAAAGAGCGTCCCGGTGGTTTGGGGTGACGTTGTTGCTGTCGATGGAGTTGATAATAGCCATGAGTATTTTCAATAGCAATGCGCATTAAGATTGATTCAATAGCAATTGCTATAATCATCTGTTTTGAAAGTAAATTTAGTTGGTAAAAATTTGCGCTATGGGGTTTGGATAAGGTCTGTTGTGTGAATTCTGGCAGGGATTAACGCTTTGCAAATTCTTGAGAAAGGATTAAAGTTTGAAAATAACTGTACATATAAACAGTGTTTTTGAGTGTTTTTTTACACCCGGGGTTTCATATGATTGAGATGTTAGTGCGGCGTGCGGCGGGAGTGTACGAAAAAGAAACCCTGCCAGGGCAGGGTTTGGGGGATTACATTCTGAAGTCGCGTAGCAGTAAAACTACAACACCGATCAATGAATCTGGCGCTAGTTCAATCAATGGAACCCTGGCATCGTCAACGGATAAGTATCCATGTGACCCGCCATCAACAAAGCGATAAGCAGAAACCGAGTTATTCACTTTTGCTACTACTAAATCCCCGGATCCTGGCGTAGAGGCCGAGTCAGCAATAACAATGGAACCGGCTGGCGCTTCAGCGCATCCGCTATTTCTTTTAAGAATGAAGGCCTTCCATGATGGTTCGGCTTTTCCTTTCGGCGAAATCACAAAGTCATCAGTAGCCCCGCTTTCATCCCATACAGGGATCTGGCTGTATTTTTCAATGCGAGTTGTCATAGGAGGTGATTCACCTTCCATTTCACCAACGCCATTAGCCAGCCAGTCAACATTCACACCAAGGGCATTAGCAATATCGACGAGCCGTCCCGAAGTTTTTGCTTTTCCTTTAGTTAATCGCCAGATGGTCGGCTGAGCAACGCCTGATGCCTCAGCAAGAGCTGCTTGAGTCATGTTGTTGCGTTTGGCCATCGCCATGTTAAGGCGTTCTGCAAGTGTCGTTTTCATGTCAGCAAATTTATAGCCACGCGTATTAAGCGTCAAATTCTCATTGCTATTGCAAGTGGTAATACGCATTGCTATTATCACCCTTGAATAATACGTTTAAGGATTAAAAGATGAACAAAGCTATTCAAAAAGCTGTAAGCATCGTCGGTAGCCAGCAGAAGCTCGCATCATTGTGTGGTGTCGCCCAACCGACAGTTTGGCGCTGGCTGCATGGTGGCGGCATTGACGCCCTTTACGTTAAGCGCATCGAAAACGCTACTGGCGGAAAGGTTAAGGCCGTAGAGATTCGTCCAGACCTGTCGGATCTGATTACAACAAACTGATTTTTAACAAGGAAGATTATTACAGATGCAAACCGCAACAACACGCAACGAAGCTCAGGCGATTCAGAGCGACATCATGAGCCGCATTGCAGCAATCGGAGTGACAAGCCTGGCCGGGGCGATCGGCGTTGATAAATCGCAGGTGAGTCGCTGGCAGAGCAAAGGTGGGTTGGTGGAGAAAGCGAGCCTGCTGCTGGCCGCTACGGGCTTTAAGCGTTCGGAAACCATGCTGACGTTCAGGGGCGAGGAAACCGCAGAACTGGCGCGCGGGTTAATGGCGATGCTGGAGCACATCCGGGAACCAAAGACGGAATAGGGGGCTTTATGGCCTGGGGCAAGAAGAAAGCCGAGCAGTTGCAGCTGGTCGGCAATCACTTTTCTAACTGGGAGTTCTGCAATGAACAGCCTGATTGTTATCGATATGTCGGTATCTCGTCAAGGGTTGAAAAATGTCCGGCTCGCAAAGCACTGAGCTCGATCGGTATTACACGGACTGGCGGGGCGTGCAGGTTCACGTCATCCGCTGGGATCGGGTTGAGCGCCAGGTCATTTTCAGGCGAGAGGGTTATCCGCATGAGTGCATGCAGCCCCTTGAGAGATTCAAAGAGAAATTTAAGCGAGTCGAAGTATGAGCATGAACCTGATGGCGCAGGCTATGAGCATCAAAGTGGGCAATCCACTGCGCAAGTTGGTGCTGATCAAGATAGCTGATAACGCGAACGACAAGGGCGAGTGCTGGCCTTCATATCAGCATGTCGCTGACCACTGTGAGTGCAGCAAAAGCGCTGTACGGGCGCACATTGAGGCATTGATTAAGATGGGTTTACTCACCAAAGAGAACCGCCTGGGCGTGAATAACGGCAAGGGTAATACCTCGAATCTCTACTATCTGACCCTGGATAACCCTGTGCCGTCAGAAAGCATAGCCCCCTGTGCCGTCAAAAAGCATAGCCCTATGCCGTCAAAAAGCACAGGGGTGTGCCAGCAGGTGACACAGGGTGTGCCGTCAGAAAGCACACCCCCTATGCCAGCAGATGGCACCAGAACCAGTCACTCTTTTGAACCAGTCATTGAACCAAAAGAAAAACCCCCCTTAGCCCCCCAGAACGATGCTGGAGCAGCGAACCCATCGGATGAGGCTGGGGAAGTTCTCGATTTTCTGAATGAAAAAATCAACGGCAGGACGCCAAAGCGTGCCGACACGTTGCGTGAAATTGCCGAGCGCCTGGCAGAAGGCAACAGCGCCGCCGAACTGAAGCTGGTGGCTGAACACCGCGCAAGTCTGCTGCTGGGTGATCCTAAGATGGGCCACATGCTCAGCGCCAAGATGATTTTCGATGCCGTCCGGTTCGGTGGGTATCTGGCAGCCGCCAAAGCCTGGGATCGTCAGCGCAGCCACAAAGCTGCTATGGCTGAAGCGGTCGAACAGCAGCGCCAGGAGCCGGTGGCCGGTGACGCGCCGGAGATTAATTTCGATGATGCGTTCGATCGCCTGCTAATTGAAGGCTTGCAGCCTGAGAATCCGGCCGAGAAACAGGCGTTACAGCATGTTCAGAAGCACGGCTTCAGTTCCAAGGTTGAAGAAAACGCACGCCGTGAGTGGCGGGTAATTTTGGCTAAGGCGTATGCCCGCACAGGAGGCGTTGAGGTATGAGAGCGATAGTCAAAGCAGCGGTACAGCGTGATCTGGGTATTGTGCTGATCCCAGTTACTGAGGAGATGGCGTTTCACATGAACGGGCGCCTGATGATTTCTACCATTCCTCGTAAATTTGTGGATACGCCGGAAGGGGTTCTGCCGCCTGTAGAACATGAGATCGCCAGCGACCCGAGGCTGCAGGTTTTCTTCCAGCACGAGCGAGTCATAAACGCCTGCGGCGGGGTTAACGCGATTGAAGCCTGGGCGACGCAGTTCACGAAATGCCAATACAGCAAACATGATCGGCCTTCGACGATTCTGGATACTGAGCGAGTAGGGCATTCCGCCGTTCGCATTTGCCCACAGTGTTACAAACAAAGCTGCGGCTCATCGCCAAAGCTGGAAAAAATTGCAGCACGTAATACTGCGCGCTGGATAGCTGAGACGGCGAAGCACCGCTTGAAGTCGGAAGGGCCGCTAACCATTCCTGAGCTGCTGCTGTGGTCGATGCTGGCCGGTTTGTTCGATCTGATTCCTGAAGAAGTAGCGCGCACAGTGACCGACAGGCCGGAACCAAAGGTGATTAGCGGCACACGCAAGGAGTCCGAAATGGACTGCCAGCCAGCGGTTAAAGAACTCATCGTTAAGCAGGCGGTTAAGTGCTTCACCGTAGACCCGGCACCACAAAAGGCCTTCATGCTGCGGCCGAAGCTCACCCGCGTAGAGGACAGCAAATATACCCGCTGGGTTAAGACTCGTCCTTGCTGTGGCTGCGGCGCCAGAGCTGATGACCCTCACCATATCATCGGCCACGGCCTGGGAGGGATGGGAACCAAGCCCAGTGACTACCTGACAATCCCGCTGTGCCGTACATGTCACCGCAAACTGCATGACGATCCAGCGGCATGGGAAGCGGAACATGGTAGCCAAACCGATTTGCTGGCGCAGTTCCTGGATTACTCCATTGGCATCGGGGCGATCGCATGAAAACGTACCTGATCACGCCAATCCCTAAACCACGCATGACACAAAAAGACCGGTGGGCGAAGCGCCCGCCAGTTCTCCGCTACCGGGCATTCTGCGACGAGGTGAAATTGAATCGAATCTCGCTGCCTGAGAGCGGCTATCACGTGACGTTTGTTTTACCCATGCCAGAGAGCTGGAGCAAGAAGAAACGCGCTGAGATGGCCGGGAAACCGCATCAGCAGAAGCCTGATGCAGACAACTTACTAAAAGCCCTTATGGACGCAATCTACTCTGAAGATTGTGCCGTTTGGGATGTCCGCGTAACCAAACGCTGGGGAAATGCCGGCGAGATAATCATCAAGGAAATTATATGAGAGATATCCAGTTGGTATTAGAGCGTTGGGGCCAGTGGGCGAAAGACAACAGCGGTGTGGACTACTCTCCGATCGCAGCAGGATTTAAAGGGATTCTGCCGAATACGAGCAAGAGTAAGCCTTCATGCTGCGATAATGACGGTCTGATTGTTGACGGTGCCGTGGGTAGATTGAAGAAGGTACGCGACGAAAGAGAGCTCGGAGTAATCATGCTCCACTACCGGTACGGGGTATCAAAATCAGAGATAGCCCGTAGATGGAAGGTTTCAGAAGGGAATATAAGGCAAAAGCTAATGATGGCAGAGAGCTTTATAGAGGGCTGTTTGGCTATGACCGGGGCGACGCTTGAGATGGACGCTTGGACGAGCAGATCAGAAATTTCGGCTGTCGCGTAAATTTCCGCTTTTCGTTACGAATTTTACTGGCTATTGTGATAAGAGTGGTTACGCAGTGACGTAGCTTATCAGCTTTCAAAACCTCGCCTTGGCGGGGTTTTCTCGTTTTCAGCCCCAGCCAACATCCGACACACACCTGGCACACCCCGTATCGCCAAATCGTTTACGGCTGGTGGCTGATCCTGCTTTCTGGAGAAAATGATGAAGGTAATTATTGAAGCGCAGGAAGGCATTATCTGGATGCGTAATGCACAAACTGGTGAAGGTATAACTTCAACAGGTTACGTAAAGGACGGCACTCAGCAGAAGATTATTGCCGCCCTTGAAGAGGCTCTCTTTCAGGCAAAAGGCCAATTCGGGTTAGTTGATAACGTTAATTGAATACCGGATGTTGGCTCTATGACCTGGTGGAAGTGCCAAGACAACATTCCAATATCCGCTATGCGGAACACCAATCCTAACCGGGAACCGCGTGTAGAAACCTCCGTAATAGCGTGCACTTCTTCCTGATTTGTAGGCTGAATAGTTACTGTCATCCAGAAGCAAAACGTTAATTTGGTGTGAGCACTGGACGGAAACTACGCTACCACTTTCCATGTATTCCCGGCTATGAATGTGTGACATAAGAAACCCTCTTGGTGGTGTGAGAACTTCCAAGATACCACCGCCGCCTGAGGTGGAAAAATAACAGGCAAATAATTCAAAAGCTGAGCTAATGCTCGGCTTTTCTCGTTTTACTACAGCACAGCCCGATAACCGGGAGGTGGAGTCATGAAGATGCACCCAGACAATCCAAACCTACCGTATTGGTGGTCAAGCCTTCTCGGCCTTTTTTCGCTGCTGTCGCTGCAGGATTACGTCTTTATCGTAGGGGCGTTGATATCCGCCTTCTTTACGATCAAGACGTACTACGCCAAACGGAAGGAAGAGCGCGAACGCCTGGTAGAGGAGCGCCGGCGCACGAAAATCATGGAGGACTATCTGCACGGTGTATCAGCCAGGCCAGAAAGCGAGCGACCAGCGGCAGTTGAGGTTGTAGCCGAAGCGATGCGCAGAGCAGAGGGATGATATGTCGATTAGCAAATCAAAACTCAGCGCCGTAATGCTGGCCCTGATCGCGGCCGGCTCATCGGCTCCTGTCATGATGTCGCAGTTTCAGGAAGAGAAAGAAGGTCAGCGCCTGACCGCATACCAGGACGGTGTTGGCATCTGGACAATTTGCGGCGGCGTGACAATGGTCAACGGCCAGAAGGTTGTGAAAGGTCAGCGCCTGACTGCTGAGCAGTGCAAGCAGATTGACACAGCAGAGCAGAAAAAGGCGCTCGATTGGGTAGACCGCAACGTCAAGGTAAAGCTGACTGAACCGCAAAAAGTCGGTATCGCGTCATTCTGTCCTTGGAACATCGGCCCCGGAAAGTGCTTCACCTCCACCTTTTACAAGAAGCTGAACGCCGGCGACCGCTTTGGCGCCTGCCGCGAAATCCGCCGTTGGATATACGACGCTGGCCGAGATTGCCGCATCCGTTCGAATAATTGCTACGGGCAGATCGTACGCCGCGATCAGGAAGCCGAACTGGCTTGCTGGGGGCTGGACAAATGAAGCCCTTACTCATTCTTGGCGCTGCCTCAATCGTCTTGGTTTCTGCGCTTTGCGCTGTAGTCAACTACTACCACGATAAATCGGAGAGGCTGGTAAGCGAGGTTAAGCAGCAGGAAAAGACGCTGGCGCAGCAGTCAGGACTGATCACCACACTGCGCGCGGATGACGCCCGTAATCGCGCAATGATGGCCGAACAGCAACGGAGAGAGCAGCAGCTGCGCCAGCAGGGCGAAACCTACCAGAGGAAATATCAGGATGCCATTAAAAATGACGAGTGCGCCCGCCGCACTGCTCCTGGTGCTGTTCTTGACCTCCTGCGCGGAACGGACACCACCACCGCCGCCGGCGCCGCTCGTGCTGTTTCCCCCTGAATCGGTGTTCACCCCCTGCGAGCAACCAAAACTGCAGGGTGATACGTGGGGGGATATCGGCAGCCTCGCGCTGGCGCTTCAAACAGCCCTATCAATCTGCGCCGGCCAGGTGGCCACGCTGAACCAATGGCGAGCGTCGGTAGGGAGATAATTATGGGACGGAAAGCGCCAACACCACCGCCTTACAAACCGGGGGATAAGGTAAAGCGTCCAGCCCCACCACCGACGCCTCCTAAAAAACCATGAAGGATCAGCCCATTTTGCTATGATAGGTTGGTTTTCTTATATGATCCTGAACGGAGTTTCCATGAGAAAGGTTATCGTTTTCTTCAATGGTGATGCACCATATTTAATTCAGATTGGAGTGCATTTGCCTTCACTAAGACTTGAATATCCCGATGGCCAACGTACAGATTTACCGATTCGCAAGGCTCTAATTAACGGAGAGCGTGGCGAGTACGCTTATGCTTCAGATCGCGAAGTAGAATTTGACGAAATTAGAGACGCATTTGAAAAGCTGGACAAATAGCATACAGGTGGCATTCACTGAGTGCCATCGATAATGTTCAAGCTCGATTTAACAATGACTGCTGAGGCGATGCCATGTTCAAACATGAAATAGGGCAACGGGTTGTAACCACTACAGGCGAAGAGTGCGCCATCCTGGGGCGGGCTGAATATGTGAACGATCCGAACATGTATTTGTTGAGCTGGCCATCAGACGACGGCTCGGAGGCTGAGATTTGGTTCAAAGAAGATGAGTTGACGGCTGTTGCCTCGATGCCCGAGCCATCCGCGTAGCCAATCCTGCCGGGTTGCTCACTTCGGAAGGGAACTCCCCAGATCATTCTTGCAAATGATAATTATTATCAAAAGGTACTCCCGAGGGGGTACCCCAGCCACGGGGCGGCGACCTCGCGGAAAACGGCTAGTTTTTGAATTTTCATGCTGTCAGCAGCAGGTGTAATAACTATTTGATATATAGAGATAAAAACGTAATTGCTTACATGCAGCTGGATGCTGGCGTATCATCCTCTGAACCAGGAGGATTTTATGTCATACAATCTCGGCAACTTGCCAAAAGAAGAAATGGACAAGGTGAACGTAGACCTTGCGGCGTCAGGCGTGGCGTACAAAGAGCGCATGAACATGCCGATCGTTCCGGCTCAGGTGGAGGCGGAACAGCCTGAACACCTACGCGAGCTATTCCGCGAGCGCCTACAGTTCTACCGCAGCCAGAGCCACAAATTCCCAGGGCCGAACGACCCGCGATACCAGCAGATGGCTGAGGCCAACGGCAAGAAATGACTGAACCCGCTCCGGCGGGTTTTTTATTGGGAGATAATCATGGCTAAAACAGCACAGGATGAGAACCATGATAGGCGGCCATACCCACCGCTACGGTTTATCGAAGACCATCAGCTAACGCCGTATATCGGCCTGGTTCCTGCGAACGAGGTGCAGGAGTGGATGCAGCGTCAAATCATCGATGATGCCGGCAGCCTGTTTAATCCAGATCATGGACACCTTGCAGACGCCGATCTGCGCTTTATGTGGGCATCGTCCGCGTTTGAGAAGAAAGGGCGCCATGTGCTAGGCCAAGCTGAAGAGGTAGCGATGCGCGCTGGCGGATGGCAGAAGGCCAGGATGGAACAGCAGATGCATGAATGGTTCGGTGAGGTGCCGAAATTCATCATCACGCTCGCTGCCGACTACTGCTCGCAGTGTTCAGACGCCGAGTTCTGCGCTCTGGTCGAGCATGAGCTTTACCACATCGCACAGGCGACAGACGATTTCGGCGCACCAAAATTCAACAAGGAAGGCCAGCCGGTGCTGAAGCTGCGCGGCCACGACGTTGAAGAGTTTGTTGGCGTGGTTCGCCGGTATGGCGCCAGCGTTGAAGTTCAGGAACTGGTTGATGCGGCCAACAGGCCTGCGGAGGTGGCACAACTAAACATTGCCAGGGCATGCGGTAACTGCATGTTGAGGCTGGCGTAAATATTGGACTGTATTGGACGGATGGTGATTTATGGCTGCATTAAAACCAGATGTAAAAGCCTTCATCATTCAGTCGCTTGCGTGCTTTGACACCCCTACGTTGGTGGTGGAGTCCGTCCAAAAAGAGTTTGGGCTAAAAATCACGCGTCAGCAGGTTGAATCTCACGACCCGACAAAGGTTAGCGGCAAGTCGCTGGCGAAGAAGTGGGTAGACCTATTCCACACGACGCGAGAACGATTCAAGACGGAAATCTCAGATATACCGATCGCCAACAAGGCCTACCGGCTGCGCGTTCTTGATCGCATGGCGACGCGAACCGAAACCATGAAGAACTACGCATTGGCCGCTCAGATCGTCGAGCAGGCCGCGAAAGAGTGCGGCGATGCGTATACGAATCGACAGAAGGTAGAGCACACAGGTAAAGACGGCGGCCCCATCGAGTCGGCCACGTTGACGAAAGACGAATACAAGCAGGCTCGGCGGGAGATGTTGGAGGATGACGACTGTTGAGCAGCGGAATTATGCCCGCAAGATAGAGTGTGAAGAGGATGGGATGTATTTCTCCCGCTACTTCTTCAAGCAGAGAACCGGCGGCAAGATGATCGTCGCACCACATCACAAGGTAATCCAGGAGACACTGGATCGTGTGATCGATGGCGAGATTCAGCGTCTGATTATTAACGTCCCTCCCGGCTATACAAAAACAGAACTGGCGACCATCAATATGATGGGGAGAGGACTGGCGCTAAATAGGCGTGCCAGGTTCATGCATCTGTCGTATTCGCACAACCTTGCTCTTCTTAACTCATCTACAGCGCGAGGAATAATAAAGTCTCGTACGTATCAATCCATGTGGCCTATGGAGCTTCGCGATGATGCTGATAGCAAGGCGATGTGGTGGAATGAGTTTGGCGGCGGCGTGTATGCGTCATCAGCAGCAGGCCAGGTAACCGGATTTCGAGCCGGGCACATGGAGCCAGGCTGGCAAGGCGCTCTGGTTATAGATGACCCAGTAAAACCTGACGACGCTTACTCTGAGATCGTCCGCGATGGCGTAAATAACCGCTTTAACGAGACAATCAAATCACGACTGGCGATCGAGACGACGCCGATGATTGTTATTATGCAGCGCATCCACTACCACGATCTTAGCGGTTATCTTCTGCGCGGAGGCAGTGGTGAGAAATGGCATCATCTGAACTTGCCGGTGATTATCGACAACAGTCAGTCATACGCTGCGCAGTATCCAGAAAACACCCACGCTATACCGATTGACCACGGATTGCCTGATGGTTGGCTGTGGCCATTCAAACACAACGAATCGCATCGAACTTCTCTGTTTTCTCATCGCCGCACTGCGGAAGCTCAGTACATGCAGAAACCTCGCCGCTTCAATGCTGAGGGGGCGCTGTGGAACGAGCAGATGATAAGCGCTGCTCATGAACTACAAATCAAGCATGACAAGGTTCGCACAGTCGTGGCGATTGACCCACAGGCAACCAACAGCGATGAGAGTGATGAAACAGGGATAGTTGCTGCAAGTTCCTATGGCGCTGGAGACAAAAAGCAATTCTCGGTTGATGGGGATTACAGCGGTAAATATTCCCCAGCAGGATGGGCTAAAAAATCGATATGGGCGTATAAACATCATCAGGCAGATGCGATCGTCATAGAGACAAACCAGGGTGGTGATATGGCGGAGGAGACACTACGCAATGCAGGCTTTAAAGGGCGGATTATTCGAGTTCACGCCAGTAAGGGGAAATATGCCCGAGCGGAACCAATATCAGCCCTGTACGAGCAAGGCAGGGTGTTGAATCAGGGAAATCTCTACGTGCTGGAAAATCAGCTGATGGAGTACATACCGACCACTGCCAAAAAGTCACCAGACCGCCTTGATGCCATGGTTTATGCGCTGACTGAACTTAACGGCTCTCAACCGAGAGGGATGATGCTCCCTAAGCGGCTACAGTAAACCACTCCAAACGGATACCACATGAACAAAAATCTCCAACTGGCCGTCAACCACGCGTTGAACGACGCCAGGATTGAGCGTGCTCGTATGGCGATGCTTGGGCCATCTATGGGCCTGGATAATAAACGCGGCTCCGCATGGTGCGAATACGGCTTTCCTGAGCAGATCACTTACGACAACCTTTATTCACTGTATCGCCGTGGTGGTATTGCGCATGGCGCCGTGGAAAAGCTGGTGGGTAAATGCTGGCAGACCAACCCGGAGATCATCGAGGGTGATAAGTCCGACGAGAAGCGCGCGGAAACTTCCTGGGAGAAAAAACTCAAACCGGTATTCACGAACCGGTTATGGCGCGCTTTTGCAGAGGCTGACCGCCGGCGGCTTGTCGGGCGTTACTCTGGCATTTTGCTGCACGTCCGCGACAACAAACCATGGAATACCGAAGTAACCAGAGGCCGAGGGCTCGAAAAAGTCACGGTAGCCTGGGCTGGTTCACTAAACGTGAGCGAGTGGGATACCGGGCTTAACTCGCAAACATACGGCCAGCCGAAGATGTGGCAATACACGGAGCGGCTTTCAAATGGCACCACGCGCCGTGTCGAAATCCATCCAGACCGGATCTTCATCCTTGGCGACTACACCGACGACGCTATCGGGTTTCTTGAGCCAGCATACAACGCATTCGTCAGCCTGGAGAAGGTGGAGGGCGGTTCCGGTGAGTCATTCCTGAAGAACGCAGCTAGGCAGCTGGCGCTAAGCTTCGACAAAGAGATCGACTTCGGCAGTCTGGCGTCTATGTATGGTGTCAGCGTTGACGAATTGCAGGACAAGTTCAACGAAGCCGCGCGAGAGATGAACCGCGGCAACGATGTGCTTATGAGCCTGCAGGGCGCCGCTGTTACCTCCCTAGTTTCCCCTGTGTCTGACCCAAGCCCAACCTATGCCGTGAACCTGCAGACGGCTTCTGCCGGCGTTGATATTCCTTCGCGGATACTGGTAGGCAACCAACAGGCTGAACGCTCAAGCACCGAAGACCAAAAGTACATGAACGGGCGCTGCCAGAGTCGCCGCGGTGATCTGTCGTTCGAAATAGAGGACTTCTGTGACAAGCTGATCGACCTGAAAATTATCGATTCTGTCGGCCAGAAAACAGTCATCTGGGATGATCTCAATCAACAGACTCGCGCTGAGCGCCTGGCGGACTCCAAGGCCATGGCAGAGGTGAACAAGGCCATGGTTGAAAGCGGTGATACGGCGCCGTTCAGCGGTGAGGAAATTCGCACTGCTGCAGGATTCGAAACTGAAGGCGGCGAGCCTCTTGGAGAGACAGGGGATGACGACGAAACCTAAGCCTCCAATCCTGCCAAGCAACATCAAAGATCCCACAGGAGTTGATAAGTTAGAGCGTGGCGCCATGCGTGAGTTTGCAAAGCGCATGAAGCTGATAACGAAAGGCTATATTGACATCCTCAACCGCATCCCCTCCGAACCCGTCGTAAACGAGCGCTACACCTTCCGTCTTGATCAGGGTCTTCTGTCGATGCTGCTGCAGAACGGAGAAGCGCTGGTGGACGAAATTCTTCTGGAGGGTGGGGAATTCAACCTGTGGTTCTTTGGCCGCTATGTGTCCGTGGCTTACCAGCGAGGAACGGCGCAGGAGTATTACAACCTCTCTCAGCAATCCTCCGCTTATGCCGCCGGCCAGCAGGATGTTCCAAACATCTTGTTGAGTGAGCCATATCAGCTGCGGCTGATTCTGGTCAGAGCGCGTGAATTCGAAGAGATGAAAGGGCTCAGCGCTCAGGTTAAGAGCGATATGGCGCGAATTCTGACTGATGGCATTGCCAGAGGGCTAAACCCGCGGGACGTAGCCAAAAACCTCAACGAGCAAACCGGCATTGAAACCCGACGCGCGAATCGCATTGCCAGAACTGAGATCACTACCGCACTGCGGCGCGCGCGGTGGGATGAAGCTCAGGATGCGCAAGACCGCTACGGCATCAAAACAAAGCTGCTTCACATCTCTGCGTTAAGCCCTACCACCCGAGCAACGCACGCCGCCAGGCACGCTCATCTGTACACGCAGGATGAAGTTAGGGAGTGGTACACGAATAACGGAAACGCCATCAACTGCAAATGCTCGCAGCTTTCCGTGCTGGTGGATGACAAAGGAAACCCTCTCACTCCTTCGGTCATCGACAAGGCCAAGCAGACGTTCAACGACATGAAGGAGAGAGGCTACAAATGGGCAGAGGGTTAATCCATGAAAGTTCAAGTTAACGTCACTACGAAGGTCAACAGCCAGGCAATTCGCCGGGAGTCATACAACGGCCGCGAGCATCTTGTTTTGCCGAGCTACACACTGCCAGCAAACGTGGTCATGAATGATGGGCTGTATACGGCCAGCGAAATAGATGCTCACTATCAAGGGCTTGAAGGCACGTTGGCGCCGCTGGGGCATCCTCAGCTAAATGGCGCATTCATCTCTGCCTTTTCTCCTGAAGGTATCAACCAGGGCCATATCGGCGCCTGGAATCGCAATGTGAAGAAATCGGGCAACCGGATCTACCTGGAGAAGTGGGTTGATACCCAGATTGCTAACCAGAGCGAGGGAGGTAGGGAGCTTATCTCCCGCGTAGAGGCCATTGAGCGCGGCGAAGATGTTCCACCTATTCACACCAGCGTTGCGGTGTTTCTCGACCAGCTTGAGCCCAATGAGCAACAGAAGGCAACAGGCGCCAAGTGGGTGGCGAAGATTCACGGCATGGATCATGACGCAATCTTGCTGCATGAAGTGGGCGCAGCGACACCTGAGCAGGGCGTTGGTCTGATGGTTAACGCTGACCTTGCCACGCCGTTAAAAGCTAACTCTGGCGCGCTGATTGGCGAATCCTACCGGGATCGTGAGCAACGTCTCGACCGCGCAGCAAAAGATAAATTTGCACCCGGCGAAAATGAATACGCCTGGGTGGCAGACTTCACCGACTCACAGGTAGTGATCATCCGCAACGGCGGCGCTGCCCAGGTTTATGGCTACACATCGGAGGGCGGAAAAATCACCTTTGATGAAACCGGCACACCGGTTGCGCGTCAGGAATCCTGGGTAACGGTCGTCGCCAACAAAGTTAAATCCCTTTTCAATCCGCAGGGACAACCTGCAACCAACCACCAAACGGAGGGCGACATGCCTTTAACCACTGAAGAGAAACAAGAGCTGATCACCGAAATCGGCAAAGGCCTGGCCGCCAACTTCGCCGAGGCGCTCAAGCCTATTACCGAGAAAGTTGAAGCGCTGCAGGCCAACCATACCCAACTGGCCGAAACCCTTACTGCCAACTCCCGCGCAGAAGAGAAAACCAAGCGTGAAGCAGTGGCGAAAGTTCACGGCGAAATCGTGGCAAACGCGCTGCAAGGCGAAGCGCTGGAAGCGATGTTTAAAACGCTAGGCGAATCGGCGCCGCTGGCAGGTAACTCAGGCCAGCATCAGCAAGAATCCGGCGCACCCGCCGCAGATTCATACTTCAAATAAGGGGGCTATCCAATGTCACGTTATCGTCGCGTAAACATCGACGGAAAGTCGCTGTATAAGACCGAAACCCGCACCACTGCCGCGGCACTTCTGCCAGGCACTGCTGCAGTCATCAACGCCAGCGATGAATTCGCTCAGGCTACCGCGCTAAATGGCCGGATCTACATCATCGACGTTGCCTACCACCAAGGGCTGAAAATAACCGAGGCGGTTCCTGCTGGCGACTCCGCTGTAGGCAACTACGTGGAAGAAGGCCGTGAACTGGCGCTGCTATGCGTACCTGGCGCGTACAAGAAAGATAGCCCGATCAAGCTTGGCGCTAACGGCCAATTCACCCTGGCAACTGCTGACACTGATTCAGTGATCGGTTACAGCCAGGACGAAGCCACCATCGCTGCTGGCGCTACCGATTTCATCCGCGTGCGTATGCGCGTTGGCACTGTCGCCGCTGGCGCTTAAAAGAAGGATAAACGCACATGTATTTCTCCAAAGAGACATTGGCGGCTAACAGCCGTCTCGGCGGTCACTGGAATGAACTGTGGGCTAACCGAAACATCTGGAACGCCCAGCACAATGCAATGCTCGCCGCAAACCGTGCGCATATGACGCCTGAAATGCTGGCGTGTAATGCTGTAGGTGGTTTCGCTCGCGAATTCTGGGCTGAAATCGATAACCAAATCCTGCAGCTGCGCGACCAGGAAGAAGGTATGGAAATCATCAATGATTTGATGGGTGTCCAGACTATTCTTTCTGTTGGTAAAACTGCAAAACTCTATAACGTTGTTGGTGATATTGCTGATGATGTCTCAGTAAGCATTGACGGCCAGGCGCCGTTCTCATTCGATCACACTGAATATGATAGCGACGGTGACCCGATCCCTGTCATCACTGCAGGTTATGGGGTTAACTGGCGGCACGCTGCCGGCCTTAATTCCGTGGGTGTTGATCTGGTTCTGGATTCTCAGTCTGCTAAGTTGCGTAAAGTCAATAAGCGCCGGGTGGCCTATTACCTTGGCGGCGATGAAAAAATTCAGGTTCAGGGCTACCCAGCTCAAGGCCTGAAGAACCACCGCAACAGCAAAAAGCTCAACCTGGGGGCCGGTGCCGGCGGCGCTAATATCGATCTGACCACCGCGACGATGACTCAGTTGTTCGAGTTCTTCGGTAAGGGGGCTTTCGGTACGTTGGCACGCGCCAACAAAGTTTCGCAGTACGACGTAATGTGGGTATCCCCGGAAATCTGGGCTAACCTGGCGCAGCCATACGTGGTCAACGGTGTAGTGAGCGGCAATGTATTGCAAGCGGTAATGCCATTTGCACCGGTGAAAGAAATTCGCCAGACGTTCGCGCTGAAAGGCAACGAGTTCATCGCATACGTTCGCCGCAAAGATGTGATTTCCCCACTGGTTGGTATGGCTCAGGGCGTTATTCCTTTGCCACGCCCTCTGCCTAACGTTAACTACAACTTCCAGATCATGTCTGCTGAAGGTCTGCAAATCACTGCGGACGATCAGGGGCTTTCCGGTGTTGTCTACGGCGCCAATCTGGCGTAAGGGGGAAACATGGCTAAATACGAAGTTATTCGCCCCTGGAATGGCGTAGAGATCGGGGATGTGTTGGAACTGGAAAAGCTTCACCCAGCGCTGAAATCTAACGTGCGTCTGATGCGTGGCGAGGCCGGCGGTGAACTGACCCCGGCCACCCCGGATGCCGGCAACGAAACAAAGTCGCGCAAGGATGCTATCAAGGCGCGGCTCACTGACCTGGGGATTGAGTTCAAAGGCAACCTCGGCGAAGAAAAGCTCGCTGAACTGTTGCCGGAAGGCGAGCTCGAAAACCTGTTCCCTGCTGAATAACAGCCGCCGCCAAGGCGGTTTTTTTATGCCCCGTTTCGGCGGGGTATCTTCTTACAGGAATCAGCCATGGTGAATAAAGAAAAGGCCAAGGAATATCTGGAGTCACAGGGTATCACCTTGCCTGATTTCGTCCTGGATGCGCTGGTGGAGCAGGTGAACAGCATTCAGGAATGTCTGGATGCGAATTACCCAGCATCCACGGCATTACTCATCCAACTCTATCTTCTTGGGCTTATGGGATTAGGCCAGGGCGATAAATACATCAGCTCTCAAACGGCGCCAAGCGGGGCATCGCGTTCGTTCCGCTATCAGTCATTTAGCGATCGCTGGAAAGGGGCGCTGAACCTGCTGCGCGGGTTGGACAAAAAAGGGTGCGCTACAGGCCTGATTCCACCTGACCCAACAAACAAGGCTTTTGCCGGTGTCTGGATCGGCAAGGGTGGCTGCATGTGCGGTGGTGGTTGATGGCATGGATACCTGTCACCGAACGATTACCAAAGCCTTTTGATCGCGTCTGGGTGAAGACAGATTCCGATCGGCAGACTACTGCTTACATCAAATCGGATGGGGAATGGTTCATCAATTGTCCGCGCATTCGTGAGACTGGTGCGAAGGTGTTGCAATGGAGGGAATGAAAGATGGCGATTGTAAAAAGTACGATTAGTGCATTAAACGTGACGGTGGTTTATCACGTTGCAGGTGAAACAAAGACGTTTAGTGAGTCCGTTGTTTCACAAATCGTTATCGACCGTTACTTGCAACTTGAATGCGGCGATACCGTAGGTCTATTCGTGCCGGTAGGAAAAGGCCAGCAGGTCAACGCGCTGAATATCGAATGGTTTGAAATTGAGCGCATTATGGCGCCAAAGGAGTGACCGGTGTCGAGTGTAGCAAGCTGGTCTTATACTGCCCAGGCCACCATATGGCGAAATCTCGGCAATAGCGAAGCGGGCGATCCTCTGGGTTGGGCTACGCCTGAAATTATCATGTGCGATTACCAGGGCGGACTCTCGGCGAAGCTGAACAATATCGGTTCGGAAATAACCGTTAAAAACACTGTGTGGACTGAATTCACCGAAGCCAAGAAAGGCGACTATCTGCTTATCGGCGTGTCTACCATGGTAGACCCGATCGCCGCGGGTGCCGATGAGGTGGTACAGGTGATCCGCTATGCCGACACGTTCGAGCGCCTGGCAGAGGATATAGCCATTCTGACGGGAGCGTAGCGATGGGCGTAAAGATAAAGGGTATCAAAGAGGCCCAGCGGCGCCTTGATGCCGTGGTTGAGGATGTCAGGACGAGAAAGGCGGTTAGGGCTATCAAAACAGCGCTGTTTATCATCGGCAATGAGGCAGCCCTGATGACCCCAATAGGTAAAACCTCGGTACTGTTTAACTCGCAATACCAGGATACCCCCGTAGTGAATGGAACACGCATCACTGGGCGTATCGGGTATTCGGCCAACTATGCGGTCTATGTCCATAACGCCAGTGGCATTTTAAAAGGGCTGCCGCGTCCTAAGTCGCAAGGTGGCGGTAATTATTGGGATCCATCTGGTGAACCTAAATTCCTCACCAAGGCCGCAGAGAAAACCCGCCGGCAAGTGGACGAGATAATCAGGAAGGAGATGATGCTGTGACACCTCCAATGTATCTCCGCCTGCGAAATCTTTTCGAGAGTGCAGGCCTAACCGCGGGGCTCACCATCCAAACGCTGATGTGGAACGACACGGGTAAGTTATCAGACGCCTTCATCGTGTTCAGGCCTGGTGGTGGTTCAGATATTCAATACGACCGCGGCGGAGATTTCTTCGTAATGGTCGATGTTGTCGGGGCCAAAGGGAAGAACGCAGAAGCAGATGCCGCGGCGAACAAAATCGCCGACTACATCAGCATCCAGCAGGGCGCTGATAGCTGTGTTGGCGCTATGCGTCTGCTTGGAGGCTCTCCAACGCCAATCCCATCAGCAGAGGGGCGATTAATCTACCGACTTTTAGTCTGCTGCACCTACGGCGAATAACGCACATATCTATCCATCAGGCTGCCTCTGGGCGGCCTTTTTTATTTGAAGAGGTAACACATGCAAGGTTGTGCAAATGATACCGGCAAGCTGATCGGTAAAGTCGCGGTGGTGCGTATGGCTTTCGGCTGTGCTGATACGCTGCCGGAACTGAGTGACTGGAAGCGCCTCGGCGCTATGACCACCAAGAGCTTCGACTTCTCACCAAACTCCGTGACGTCTGAAGCAGACGACGCGAAAGGGCTGGTGGAGAACCTGGTAACCAGTATGGACTTCACCATTTCCGGTGAAGGTGAATTCCGTCGTAAAGACAAAACCACTGAGATTGGCGCGCTCAACATCTCCAAGTACATTTTCGATGAAGTTCAGGCCGGCCGGCAGCCGTCTATCTGGGTGCGATTCGATTTCGTCGGCGAAGATTCCGGCACCTACATCATGGGCTACTTTAACAGCACGTCATGGTCTGGTGATTTTGGTACGAGCGACATCGCCACTTTCTCTGGTGAGTGGAAAGTGGCTGATGCCGATACTGTCGTGTTTGAAGTCGCCGCGGACGTTCCGGTTACCGGTGTGACGGTGGCGCCAGCAACAGCAAGCATTGCCGTAGGGGCGACTCAGCAGCTTACCGCTACCGTGGCGCCGGCAGATGCCAGCGATAAAACTGGCACCTGGTCATCCTCGGCAACCGGTAAGGCTACCGTCAATCAGTCAGGTCTCGTTACTGGCGTTTCTGCCGGCGCGGCCACAATCACGTTTACCACCAATGATGGCACCAAAACATCAACCAGCGCGATCACCGTTACCGCGTGACTATCACAAAGGGCGTACTGCGCCCTTGATGATAATTATTCGAGGCATCTCATGACACCAATCACTGAATTAGGCGAGATGGTCATCACCGATGCCGATCGCGATTACTTCCTTCGACCTTCGTTCGCAAACATGACCCGTATAGGCTCGCCAGCGGAGATTGTAGAGCGCTTTGCTGAACTCCATACCAGTGAGGCGCCACGGTTACTTGAAGCCGCTGTTGAGGCATACGGTGAGGTTCCTGGGTGGTTGCTGGCATACATCAACGCTCCGTCATTCAGTAGCTCAGCAATATTCGCCGGGATGATCGTCATGCAGGCATGTTGTGATGATGACCTTAGCGCGCTGGTGGGAGAGTTGCGGCCAAGCAAACGAGGGAAGAGGGCTTTCGTGTTTCGCCGCGGCAAGATGCCGGCGAGCGATATCATTGTGATCGGCCAATCGCTGATCACCCACGGCATCATCGGCAAGGCAAAGATACGCAAGTTGCAGCGTCACGAGTCGAACAGTTACGTGAACGAGTTCAACGCTTTTGAGTACATCAGCGCAGCGCGCAATCACTTCAACATGCCCCGCGCCGAAGCAGAGTGCCTTTCGATGACCGAGTTTCAGTTGCTGCTGGCGGCAAAGTACCCAGAGCAAAAAGGCTTCACGCGCGAAGAGTACGACCAGGTGATGGACGAAGACGAGAAGCGCTGGCAGGCGATGATGGCGAGGAAATGAACTCGCCTTTGTAATCGTTTGAAACGACGCTGTTTGAGCCTCTATCAAGCAGATTCATATCAGCTATGCAAATTTTTTAATCAGTTCTGCATTGATCATTTGCGAGCATAGGTATTAAACTTCGAGTTGAGTTACCAATATGGTAACCGAACTGGAGAGAAGAGATGAAAACCTTACGTTGCATGGCCTATCAGCAGAACGGGGTGTTTGTCGCCGCCTGCCTTGATTTGTCGCTGGCAGCACAGGCAGATACCATGCAGGAAGCAATGAAAAAATTGGATGCCCAAGTTAAAGATTATCTTGAAGAGGCGTTCTCTGAACCAGCTTACACTAAACAGCTTTTGAACCGCAAAGCGCCGCTCTCGATGTGGCTAAAGTACTGGAACATCGCTTTCAGAATTTTCTTTAGCAACAAGCAAGGGCCGAGCAAGTTGTTCCGCGAGCCGTGTGAGGCTACTGCATGAGACTAGCATATGTTCGGTAGGAAACTTTCTCCGCTGAAGTATGCTGAAGTTGTTAGCGGGTTAAGGGCGTTAGGATTCGAGATGAAACCTAAGACCGGAACCTCGCATGAACAATGGATAAGAAAGACTGCAAACTCAAAGCATGTTGTTACAGTCGATAAGCACCACGCCCCTTTTTCTCGTGATCTGATAAAGTCAATGGCGAAACAGGCTGGCGTGGATGCTAAGAAGTTTCATGCACTTTGCAGGGGTGACTGCACCCTAAAGGATATAGGCCTCGAGCCTGCTGAATAAAACCCACCCAAGAGGTGGGTTTTTGCTTTCTGCGGGTGCTATAGTGCTCAATCATCCTTAACAATGGTGATTGCTATGAAATGGATATCGGTAGGCGAGAGGTTGCCAGAGGCTGGCCTTTATCGCGTAATCGTCGCAACAGACAAGGGCGTTGGCTCTGCCAATTTCAACCCTATCAACGGTTTTCAGGCGGTAACGCTTAATGGAAGTACTCAGTACTCTAATCTTACAGTGACCCACTGGATGCCGTTCCCTGATGCGCCTCAATAGCGATGAAGATAAGCCCACTTGAGTGGGCTTTTTGCATTCTAAGGCTTACTTTACCTCGCAAGTGAGATTGGTTATCATTTGATGGGTTGTTTGTTCCTATAAGGATGTAGATATGCGTAAGTCACTATTGGTTGCCCTGGGTGTTCTGGTTCTATCAGGATGCGCAGGCCAGAACGATGATTATCAATTGAATAGCAAACAATCGTCTGCTCAGAAAGACAGCAAAGAGTGGAAAGAGTTTGTCGCTCCTCTGTCTACCAAAACTAAATCGCCACAAGACAGACTGATGAAGCGTGCCGAGAGAAACTACTAACAGATAGAAGTCCACCTGAGTGGGCTTTTTGCTTTCTGGCCCCTCGTTTTCGTTGCCACCGCCGACGCCTCTGCTACCATGTAACGACTTGTTACTTGTCTATGGGAATAGGACTAAATGAAGAAGATTGCAGTTGTTGGGGTTATCCTTGCCTCGTTTGTGCTATCGGGCTGTGAGTCTCCACAAATGGCAGAGGCCAAGCGAAAGGATGCGGAGTTTGCTGCAGCGGTTAAGAATATAAATCTTGAGACGGCGGATGTTGGTGAGCAACCAAAAAATTATAAAGAAGTGGTTGAATTGGCTATTCGTAGTCAATTAAAAGACCCTGACTCAGCAAAATTTTCAGCCATGACTACACCACGCAAAGAGGTGATGGTAGAGAATAGGGCTTTCGTTTACGGGTACTCAACTTGTCTGTATGTTAACGCTAAAAATTCGTATGGCGGTTACACTGGCGATCAGCTTTATTGGGTGTTCTTGAGAAATAATCAAGTGCTTCGCGTTAAGAATACTAATGGCCCATACGGCGGAATAATATTTGTCGGCAGACCGATAAATTGTAATTAAAGTAAAGGCCAACCGCTTAGTAGGTGGTTAAAGTCTTACAATTAAATGACCCCGCTCCGGCGGGGTTTTTTATGCCCGGAGATCGGCAAATGACAGAGCAAAACGGTGGTGGAATTCTTTATCAAGTTGAGATGGATGTTGCAGGGTTGCTGGTTGGCCAGCGGAAAGTAAATGCCAGGCTTGAAGAAATGGAAGGGCGCTTCAGCACTACAGGTAAAGCGGTTGGTTCCACTGAAAAAGCCTTCTCGTCTTTATCTCGCGTTGCTGTCAGCCTATCCGCCGCTCTATCTGTCCAGCAAGTGGCGCAATACGCCAATGCCTGGGTAGATGTGAACAACAAGCTGGTAAACGCCGTAAGACCAACCGAACAGCTGGCAGATGTAACGCAGCGGGTTTTTGATATATCCCAAGAAACGCGTTCCGGGTTGGAATCAACGGCTGCGCTTTATGGCCGACTTGAGCGTGCAACGCGCAGCGCAGGAACAAGCGCTGAAGCTCTGGCAAAGCTGACAACGACAATAAATAAGGGCTTGATTGTCTCCGGTGCGACCACGCAAGAAGCAAGCTCAACCATGATCCAGCTATCTCAGGCGCTCGCCTCCGGTGTGCTGCGTGGTGAAGAGTTCAACTCAATCTCAGAGAACGGATCACGCTTAGCGGTGGCTCTGGCTGACTCCCTGGGCGTAACGGCAGGTCAGCTCCGCGCCATGGCGGCAGAAGGCAAGCTAACTACCGATGTTGTGGTGAAAGGGTTGCTTAGCCAAGGGGATGTGATTGCCAAAGAGTTCGGCAACACGATCCAAACCATGGGTCAGGCCTTCCAGATCGCCGGGAACAACATCACTAAATTCATCGGTGAATCTACCTCTGTTCAGTCAGGTTTGAAGGTATTCAATGATGCTGTTGTCTCTTTAAGTGAAAATGTTGATGTTGCTGCTGGTGTGGTCACGGCTTTTGCTGTCGTGCTCGGCGGGCGATATGTTGGCTCCTTGGCGATGGCTACGCAGGCAAAGGTTAGCGACATGCTTGCTTCTCAGGCTCACGCTTCTGCAGTAGCAGCTGACGCAGCGGCTGCAGCGAATGCTGCTGCGGTAACGGCAAGAAAGGCATTGTTAGATAAAGAGGCTGCGTTATCGTCTCTTGCACTGGCACAAGCAGAATACAACGTTGCCAAGGGGACGAACGCGGAAGCTTTCGCGTTGCAAAATCTCAATACAGCTAAGTCGGTTGCTATTCAACGGTCAGCTGTGTTTGCGGAGGCGCAATTAGCACAGGCGGCAGCAACCACGACAGCAACGACTGCAGCAGCGGCGGCCACTACTACCATTGGCGGATTGGCGAGAGGTGCTCTGTCATTAATTGGAGGACCGGCAGGCGCAGCGATGATTGCTGGTGCAGCATTGTTCTATTTTTACCAAAAGGCACAACAGGCGAAGCAGGAATCTATTGATTTCGCGGACAAGCTTGACGGTGTTATTGCCAAAATGCGTACCATGAGCAATGTGCAGTTGGCAGCAGAGATAGACAAGGCGGCCAAATCGATAAATGTCCAGTCTGGAGAGCTCAAGAATAACGAAGCTCGCCTGACGGATCTCACTTCAAGGCTGCAAAGCGCTAAAGCCGCGGTGGCTGGTTTGTCGGAGGGTAGCCTTTTTTATTCAGATGCTCTGTCAAAGGTAAGTGAGTTAGAAAGTGAGCACATCCAATTAACTGCCAAGGTTGAGGCAGAGCAAAGTAAGCTGAGCCAGACAATTAGCAAAGCCGGTATCTTGCGGGCGCAGATGAACGGCGAGTTCAGGCAGGGTATAGACCTTTTGAAACGAGATGGTCAGGAGGCAAGCGTTACTGCTGGTCTATTTGGTCAGCTTGGTGATGCCATTAACTTTGCGGGTAGGGCTAAAGAAAAGTTTAACTCGCAAAGCCTCATAGTTGAACGTCCTAAAAACGTTCAGGACTACCTAGATAAGCTGAATGATCAGGTTGAGATTCAGGGCGAGCTAAACGATAGGAAGCGAGCTCAGCTCAAGGCTGAAAAGGATATCAGGTCTCTCGGCGGTAGCGAGCAAGATGTACTGTTAGCACGCGAAAGGGCAGGCGCTGAGTTCGATGCAACGAAGGCAATTCAGGAGCAGAAGAAGGCAACCAAGGAAGGGATAGCCGAGGGCAAGAAATCTGCCAGCCAGGCGGAAAGCGTTGCTCAGAAATTGGCAAATTTGAAGCAGCAGTCAGAACTTGCAGCTGATTCGACAAGTGAGTTAAGTCGAGAGCAGGCGATACTAACTGCTCAGCTATCCTTGGGGAAGGGCGCGACGCAAGCGCAAATCGATATGGCAGCCGAGTATGCAGCCAAAAAGTGGGACACAGCCAACGCTATCAAGGCGCAGGCTGCAGCAGAGAAGCTCCTGCCAGAAGCCAAAGAGAATGCCAGCTACGCGCAAGACGTTAAGGATTTAAACACGGCGTTGGCGGCCAAGAAAATCAGCCAGGAACAGTACAACACCACTGCTGAGCAGTTGGAGCAACAGCATCAGGTTAACTTGGCAAAAATCCGGGCTGAAGCCGTAGTAAGTCCTCAGCAGCAAGCTGTCGGTATGGTTGACCCAGTTCAGCAGCTTGCCAACGAGAACGCGCAGAAGCTGGCATTGATTCAGCAGTTTGAAAATGATGGCACGTTGGCGCATGACCAGGCCTTAGCGTTGCGAACGGCTGCGGATCGTCAGTATGAGCAGCAGAGAACAGAGGCGCAGTGGCAGCTCTTGAGCCAGCAGAGCCTTGGTTACGACATGCTGACGAGTGCTGTTGATGCCTTCTCGGGTAATGCCTCAAACGCTATAACAGGGCTGCTTACCGGCACAATGTCGGCACAAGAGGCAATGCGGTCTCTTGGCAACACCATTCTGAACAGCGTGATTAACAGCATCGTTCAGGTGGGTGTGGAGGCGTTGAAAAACTACATTCTCGGCCAGACGCTTGGCGCCGCCTCCGTGGCGTCATCTGTGGGTATGGCTGCAACAACGGCTTCAGCCTGGGCGCCGGCGGCCGCAATGGCATCCCTGGCAACTCTTGGCGCTAACGCAGTTCCAGCGGCTGCTGGGATAACCTCAACCGTGGGATTGGCTGGTGGGCTAGCTTTGGCTGGAGCGCGTTATAACGGCGGCCCTGTGAGCGCTGGCGCGATGTACCAGGTAGGTGAGCGAGGCAAGCCAGAGATTTACCAGGCGAGCACTGGTAAGCAGTACATGATCCCCGGTGACAACGGCAAGGTGATCAGCAATAAGCAGATCACCGGCGGCGGCAGTGCGGCGCCAACCATCATCATCGAGAACTACTCATCCGGTGCTGGCGTAATGGATACCCAGGCTAGCAAAGGGGCTGATGGTGCCGATGTGGTGCGCATCGTGCTGGCGGATCTACAGCAAGGTGGCCAAATCAGTCAGGGTATATCCCAGTATCACCAGGCTCCCCGCAAAGCCACTGAATAGCGGCACTCAAACCTCCATAACCCGCTTCGGCGGGTTTTTTATTACCGGGAGAAAACCGTGGCAATACCTTATCCCGACTGGCTATCACTTCCCCAGAAGGCTAACAAGAGCCGCACGATTGATGCTGGGTTCCGCACCGATCAGCCGGCAGTGGGTGCGCCTATCTTTCAGCGCCTGACAGATGACCTCAAAACTACCTGGTCGCTGACGTGGATTTTCACGCTGCAAGAGGATCGGGCATTCGAACAGTGGTATCGCAGCCCTCGTTACCTGGATAACGGCAATCAGTGGTTCACGATGCTTTGCAATCTGGGGGGCTCTGGCCTGCAACTGCAGGAACTGCATTTCGTTGCGCAGCCGGTTCAGACGAGCATCAACGGCAACACGACCACATGGACGGCGAGCGTAATCACCCGGAAGGTCTACAACCCGGATGACGAGTTCTCAGACGTCATTGTTGAGCTGCCGCCATATCAGTGGGGGATCATTGATGAAGTGGTCAACCGCGACATGCCGGAGTTTTAAATGCCTACATTACGAGAATTTCAGTCACAGCGGCCTAACAGGATCATCTACGACACGATGACGTTTAGTCATCCGGCATTTGGCGTTATCCGGCTGGTAGCAAACCAGATATACCCGAAGACATTCGCCGGCCAGGTGTTTTCAGCGTGTCGAATGGAGGTCGCAGAGAGCCAGCAGAGCAGCACGCCGGTGATCAACTCAACAGTGAAATTTGGGCGCCTGGCACAGGACTTTAAGCAGCAGCTGAAGCTGTGGCGCGCGCACTCACGCATAGCGCCGATCTCTGCCACGTATCAGCGTTTCGATGCGGCGGACATGAACACGCCGCTGAAGTCTTGGACGCTGTATGTGAAAGATGCCTCTCTCGATGAGGCTGACGTAACGTGCTCGCTCACGCTGCAGAACCCGCTAAACAACAACATCGGCTTTCTCTACAACACCACGGAATTCCCAGGGCTCGCCAATGCATAAACCTGACTTCATTCACGCCATGGAGGGTAAGCCATGGCGCGATCGAGCGTGCTCGTTCGACGCGGCTGATTGCTGGGGGCTGGTGGTGCTGTATTACCGGCATGTGCTCGGCATAGAGATACACCAAACGCCGGACTACGAAGCCGGCAGCGACTTCCTGACGTGTTTTTCCGGTGATGTTGTGTTCTGGCATCAGGCCGAGAAAGCGGCCGACGGTAGCATTTTTATCGCGTATTACGGCGGTCAGCCAGCTCACGTCGGTTTGGTCATCGATGGGCAAGCATTTCACAGCCGCGGCGAAGCGGGGCATGTGCGCTTTGACAAGCTGCGGACGCTGGAGCGAGTTTTCACCAAATTGGAGTTTTACGACTATGCCGTTGATCGAAGTACAGCGCGTGCCGGGGTTGCCGAAAGAACGGCATAATCTTCCCGCCGGCAGCATGTTCTATCCCTGGCTTAAATCGGCCAACCTTCACTGTGATGTTGAAATTCTGCGTAACGGCGTAAAGCTGCAGCCCGATGATGAGTTGAATTTCCCGCTCAACGATGGCGACGTGATCAGCGTGTTCGACCAGCCGAAAAGCGGCACCATTGGCAAAGTGCTAAGTCCTATTTTCGCTCCGATCAAGTTTGTCCAAAAAATCCTGACGTCATTGCTCGGCCAGCCAAGCGCGGGCGTGGCGACAAGCAGCAACGCAAAGACATCCCCGAATAACAGCCTGAAAGGGCAAACCAACATTGCGCGAAACGGTGAGGCAAAGCCTGACAACTACGGCCAGGTGCGCGCGTACCCTGACCTGATTCAGGAGTCGCTGTTCGAGTACGACAACAACATCAAGAAAGTCACAGAGTGGATGAACTTCGGGCTGGGCCGGTATGACGTCACGTCAGTAAGGTACTCAGAATCGAACCTCGGCGCGCTGGCTGGCGCCTCATACCGCATCTACCAGCCAGGCGATAACATCCCGCTGATCAACGAGGGGTTCGCTTTTGACGACATAGACGGCCAGGAGCTGCCGGGGCCGAACGAGAGCGGAGATTTTCCAGCAGAAACGGCGACGACAACTACCGATATGGTGTCTGGGGAGTTCATCGCTGGACAGGCAAAGGTGAAAATCAAGCAGAACAGCGATTTCGATTACTTCTATGACCTGTCTAAGCCTCATTCCGTGTCTTTCGTGGTCAATGTCACATACAACACAGTATCAGGGCCAGTAACACGCGATATCACGGTATTTGCCGATCTCTTCAGTGCTACGACAACCGATGATGGCGCCCCAGTAAATCCGCAGTATTTTTACGAATTCACCTTCATAAACTTGGGTGGCAATGATATTGGGCAGATACCTGATGATGCGGTGGTCAACACGTCGATATTCACGCTAAACGACAATGAACCGCTGGTTATAGGCCCGTCATTCTCTCCGGTTGAGGGGACTCAGTTATGGATCCATCTGCAGGCTCAACTGGGGCATGGTGACTATGCGCGCACAACGGTTACCTGGTGGAAGATTGACGATGACAACAACCAGATCCCAGGAACTACAGAGTTTCTAAACATCGGTCTTAACAACGATGACGAGAATGCAGATACCAAGTATGGGACAACCAAAATTACGCCGGCAGCCGGTTATGGTCGTTATGCGCTTCAGTTTGTCAGAACAAACAACAGTAACGATCACTCGATCCTGAAAGTAGAAGCTGTTCACATCGTCAGGACGCGCACCAACGTTGTTTACCCGAATGACACACTCGTAACCGTCACTGTCACTGCGACAGAACGCGCGACCAGTGCAAGGGAGCGAAAATATAACGCTCTAATCACGCGCCATGTCATCAGCTACAACCTGGCTACACAGACAGTCGATTATACAGAAAGGCCGTCACGCTCGTTTGCAGACGCTGTATTGCATACCTGGCTAAAGATGGGCGGTCAGCCAGAGTCGAGCATCGACATCTACGAGCTTTACTCAATTGCGGCATCGTTGCCGGATCAGCGCCTAGGTTATTTCGATTACACGTTCGATGATGAAGATATCTCTCTGGGTTCCAGGGTGCAGACGATTTGTGATGCGGCCACAGTAACGGCGTTCTGGGATGGTGGGGTGTTGTCTTTCACGCGCGATGAAAGGAAGCCAAGCGCAACGACGGTATTCAACCGCGCCAACATGAAAGCGGAGGATTACAGCCTTTCCTACGACATGACTCTCCCCGGTGGTTTTGATGGGGTAGAGGTCAAGTATCGAAACCCGGTCACGAATAAACAGGCATTCATCCGCTACAGGATCGTCGGCAATTCGATAGAAGAGGGCGAACCGGTAAAGGCGAAGAAGTTTGACATGCTGTTTATCCGCAATTCTTTCCAGGCACGGGATCGAGCGTTGAAAGAAGTTCGCCGGCTGCTGTATTCACGCCAAACGATGACTATCCGCGCGCTGGCCGATGGTGAATGGGTGAACGTCGGGCAGATGGTGCAGGTGGCTGATATATACGACGCGATCCAGCAGGATGGGTATATCGTCGCGCGCAACGGAAACAATTTCGATACCAGCGAACGGATCGAGTGGTCTGGGGATATGTTTGTGGTCGTTACTGATGCAATCGGTGCGCCTACAGCACGCGTCCAGGCATTTCCTCGCACAGATACAATATTTGGCTTCACTGCAGCAGTACCAGCAATAACCCTCAACCTCTATGACGGCTACAACACCCAGTCGCCGTCTCGTTACGTCATCGCCTCTCAGGTGGAGATGGATGCGACGAAATGGACTATTACAGAAAAGAAACCTAATGGCGACGGGACTACCTCGTTAACCATGTCTGAATACAACGATGAAATGTATAATTACGAGGTTACAGCGTAAATGACCACACCAACCAGCAAACCCATTCCTAGTAATGACGTAATTGATTTAAAGTTTAACGCGGAAAAAATAGACGAGGTGGTTAATTCCAATGCTGAGGAATACCTGGATAGGTTTGGGGTGGAAAGATACACCTTAGAAGGCATTAGGAAAAATCTCTCTCCATTAGGAAAAACATACACTCAAGAGCAGGCTGCCGCTGCTATTGCATCTGGAGAAATACCGGATGGCGCGTTCTTCTTTATCTGGTCTGATGATGAGGGCGCTGTAGCTGAAAAATATCAAAACGTTGGCGGTGTAATTGCACCAACGGGTGTGAAAATATCAAGTGAGCAATTCGTGCAAATGGTTTACCAACAGGCGTTGGCAAACCTGGCCGATATTTCGCAACTTAAAAACATCACATCGATGCTTAAAAACTACACCTCTAAAGGGTGGCAGTTTTCGTTGGAGTCGAAAAACGGTCCATCTGAAACACTTCTTGGTGTAGATGATAATGGCGAGTTGTGGCTCGCAGGCCTTGTTCGTGGGATACAGGAATATGTTGAGCAGTTAATTCCGACATCATTAGCGAACAGATATAAAGGGCTTCAATGGGCGCTGGTGGATAAATCAGGAAAGCTCGGGCTTATCACAATTGACGATGATGGTGCTATGAACATTGTCGGGATGGACGATGCACTTCAGGATCGTGTTTCCTCGCTTTGTTCATCAACATTTTCACGTCGTATTGTTGGATTTCAATATGTGGTTTTGGCAGAGGATTTAAAGTCGGCACTGCTCGCTATTGATGATGATGGCGGTTTCTATATTCCAGGTATTGAAGGCCCGCTTCAAGATAATCTGGGTGAGTCCCTTGCAACGATAAAAACCGAGAACGGAGTGCCGGCGGCGGCATGGCGAGGAAATGTTGTGTGGTCTGAGAGGCCAGTACTCACCGCCCAAAAACTGACATCGACCGGATTTATTTTCAGTTATGTGCCTGGAGGTGAAGCAACTGCAGGGAGTGGGGTTAAGTACGAGCCATCAATTCGAGAAATGCCTATCGATGCAAACGAGGTGCATGGCGGTGGTTCGGGTGGCCAGTCACTGAACACGCCAAAAGATGGCGCCGGCATTAATATTGTCAATCGCGATCCTGCTTTTCGTGGTCGAGTACTCGCGGGTGCAAATGGAAGGCCGGAAGGCGGCGGCATGGATCCTGTAAGCGAGTCAGACCTGTCTACGCTTAACGATGCACAGTATCCGGCGGCAGGATGGCGCCAGGGTAACGTGTTGCCGATGTATTATGCGATTCTCCATCAGAATCCTGGCAACCAGGTCTTTATTCATGCCCCATTTGCGGCAGGCGGCCGCTCTTTTGCTGAGATAAGCAAAGGGACAATCCCTTATCAAAACTCGCTGGACTTCGTGCAGCTTGGGAAAAATGCAGCCGACGGAGTAGGGAAGCGCTACACGTTCAAATTCATGACGTTTGAGCATGGAGAAACGGATAACGACAACGGCAGCTCCCAGAATCCTGGTGACTATCTCGCGAAAATGACGCCTTATTTCTCGGGCATGCAAGTTGACTTCAAAGCGATTACCGGCCAGACCGAGAATTTCGCAGAGGTCGTGGGGCAGGTCGGCAGTCGCATCAATACCAAAAATCAGCAGGTAGACGATCAAGGCAACCCAATCGGCGAGCCTGTGGTTGTACAGCCGTACTCTGTCACCGCCACAGACCAGTTAACTTATGTGCGTCAGAACGCGGCCAAGTCCATCATGTACGGCCCCAAATACCCGCTTAACTGGCTCTATAACGATGCAACGCTGAGCCATCTGAATGCCGCCGGCAAAGTGCTGCAAGGCGAATATGCCGCACAGGCTATCTACTGGCATCTGTATGACCCAGTGAAAAAAGGCACCTGGACGGGGCTCAAAGCTCGCTCATTATCAGTGAATGGTAGCACTATCGACATCGTGTTCGATGTCCCATACCCACCGCTGGTAGTTGATACAACAACAATTGCTGATTGCCCTGGGCAAGGCTTCTCGTTGCAAGATGCCTCTGCTGAAGTTCAGTCTGTAGTAGTTATCGCACCAAACACTATCCGGCTTAATCTCAATCAGTCCCCAGCAGTTACAGATCACTTATTGATTGGATTCACTAACACTGTTCCAGCAACCCAGGACTTTGTCTATCCACTGGTTTGCCTGCGTGATAGCTCAACTCAAACATCACGCTGGGTCACTAAGAACAACCAACCCTTTCCGCTATATAACTGGGCATGTCTCGATCGCCTACCACTGAATGGAGCATTTTAAATGACAGCAGCTATCAATACTGGCAAAGCCTATGCGGGTTTTCGTGCGGCTCTCGACTTGTCGGCATCAATCCTTGACCCACAGGCGCTCTTTAATGCCTACAAAGTGCGGGTAGTGGCAGACGGAGGCTCTATCCCGGACGAGTCTGGTTGCTTGGCGCGGTTTTCATTTTTACTGAACAATGGAATGTATGACCGAGCGACGGTATGTGCTGCGCCGGCATTCGGACTAAAGGCGGATGGTTCAGGAAACGTCCAGACCATTTACAACCTGCTTGGTGTTGACGGTGATTTGATTGCAGGTTCCCAGGGCACTCCACCGTTGCCGATGACGTATGATGCTACCGCGCGCGCGGTTATCATTCAAATTACATCCGGCGGCGGCTGGTTCTTAAAGAGTCGCGCAAACCAGGTTATTCAAAAGGGCGGTGCGTATCTTATCGCTGGCCGCATGAGCGATCTGTACCGTGCGGACAACAACGGTATTCAGCTTGGGTACAATATCAATAATCTGCCGCTGGCATATCTGCGGACAATGATCACGAACAACAATGCCATAACTGAATCCTGGCGATATGGTACGCGTGATAGTGCCTGGCCAGCTGGTACTGGCGGCGCGGTAGGTGCTGCGACATCTATCTATGCTGACTATGTGCCATCGGCAGGACTTTTCAAAGTCGCGTCTGGTGTCATTGAAGGTTATGAGAAAGGAAAGCTGTCGGTAACTTCCTCTGTGGCCGCTACAGGTAAGCTTGCCGATTTGAGCAGTTTCACTGCCCCGCTGTTGGTCGGCGGGACGCAGGGCTCCGGCAGTGTTGGCGCATGCTATGGCGCTTTCAAAGATGTGTTATTCCTGCACACTGCCGATGAGTCTGACGCGGTATTGGCTTCTCGTCTCGGGATGTGATGCGCTGCCGGGAGGGAACCCGGCCATTCATGTAAACTATCTTTCTTTACCGATCAATATCCTACCGTTCTAACAAAAATCCGAACTTTCCCCCGTCAAAATCTTGCGCATATACTGTATAAAAACACAGTAACAAGGCAACATTATGACTTTCTTTTATCCAACACCAAACCCAACCAAGCTCAAAATCCCGCTGTTCGCTGACAAGGTGCCGGCGGGGTTTCCCAGTCCAGCGGCAGATTACGTCAGCTCGCGCATCGATCTGAACGAGTATTGTATAAGCCATCCCAATGCAACCTATTTTCTGTATGCGACAGGTGATTCCATGCTTGAGGCTGGGATCACTGAGGGCTCTATGCTTGTGGTTGACCGCAGCATCAGTCCGGCCCATGGCGATATAGTGATTGCCAGCATAGCCGGCGAGTTCACCGTGAAACGCCTCTGTTTGCATCCTCGCGCGCAACTGGAACCCATGAACCCGAAGTATGAGCCGATCCTGCTCCATGATGGCGGTGACGATCTGGAGGTGATGGGCGTTGTTGTGTCTTCGATCACGAGGCTCAAATAA